GTAAGTTATTTAGTTGTTGCTGGCGGCGGCGGTGGCGGTCGTTATTATTCCGGTGGCGCTGGTGCTGGTGGCTTGCTTAGTGGCAGTAGTTTTCTACTTGATGCTGGAACTTCCTACACAGTAACTGTTGGCGCTGGCGGAGCCGCAGGCACTCCCGGTAGCGGGAGTAATGGAGTTGCTGGTACTAATTCGATATTTTCTAGCATTACTTCTACGGGTGGTGGTTATGGCGGCGGTGGCGGTACTCTTGGTGTTAGTGCTGGGGGTGCTGGCGGTTCTGGAGGTGGTGCTGGCGGTGATGGTTCAGCCGCAGGAGGCGCTGCTACATCAGGTCAGGGTAGTGCTGGCCGCTCAAAAACTACTGGTCTTGGCGGTGCTGGTGGTGGCGGTGCAGGTGCTACTGGCGGAGCCGCCCATGGTGATGGTGGAACATATAGCGGCGGTGTAGGTTTAGCATCGTCTATTACTGGTACTTCTGTGTTTTACGCTGGTGGAGGGGGAGGTAGTTACGACACTAGCGTAGGCGGAAATGGTGGCGGCGGTAATGGCGCAAATGATGCTATACCTGCAACTTCAGGTACGGCAAATACAGGCGGTGGCGGTGGCGGCGGATCAAATCCACAAGTAGGTGGCGCTGGTGGTTCAGGTGTAGTTATTATTTCATCGCCGCAAGCAGCAGCATCAACTACAGGCTCACCCACAGTTACAACCAGCGGTGGCAATACCATCTATCAATTTAACTCTTCTGGTTCAATCACATTCTGAGGCACAACATGAGTCATTTTGCAAAAGTAGAAAACGGCATCGTTACACGAGTTATTGTGGCGGAGCAAGACGTTATTGATTCAGGCTTGTTTGGTACAGGCTGGGTTCAGACTTCGTATAACACTCGTGGTGGCCAACACCCAGAAGGCCGTCCATTGCGTAAGAACTACGCAGGTGCTGGGTTTACATACGACTCAGGCCGCGATGCGTTTATTCCACCCAAGCCATTCGCTTCTTGGTTACTAAACGAAACAACTTGTTTGTGGGATGCTCCTACGCCTATGCCGACAGACGATAAACAGTATCGCTGGGACGAGCCAACAACATCTTGGGTTGAGGTGACTAATGTCTAAACAGTACCCCGGCGGAATAATTAGCAAGACCGCGCCTGTACCATCAGGCCCGTACGACAATGACACTGCGCCCGGCATTTGGACATTGGAACAACAGGCTTACTGGCAGAAACTAGGTCTATGGCCTACGGCGGGTAACGCGCCCAAAGACGCTCAATTCAACTACGTCACCATGCTCCTACATGGCGACGGGACTAACGGCGCACAGAATAATACATTCTTAGACAGCAGTACAAACAACTTCACGATTACCCGTGTTGGCGATACAACTCAAGGCTCTTTCTCGCCTTATGGGTCTAATTGGGGTAACTTTTTTGATGGTACGGGGGATTATTTAGGCTGTGGAAGCCAAAGTGCATATGCTTTTGGAACGAGCAATTTCACTATGGAATGTTGGGCTTATGCAACTTCTTTTGTTACATACAATAGTTTAACTGGCTCTAGGTCTGATTCGTCAGATGCCGCAAACACAAATTATTCTTTTGGAGTAAATAGTGGTGGAAGTGTTTATTTCTATTCTGCGGGATTTTTGGTTACAAGTTCTGCTGGTGCAATAACATTAAATTCTTGGAATCATATTGCACTTGTAAGGTCAGGGACAAGCACTAATCAATCTGTAATATATGTAAATGGGGTATCTGTTGGTACAGGAACAATTAGCAACAATTTAACTGGTACATCATTGGCAATAGGTGGATTAGTAAATGGAGATGAACCTTTTACGGGTTACATTTCCAATGTACGTTTAAATAATACAGCAGTCTATACAACTGCGTTTACGCCACCAACCGCACCCCTTACAGCAATTTCTGGTACATCTTTGTTGACTTGCCAAAGCAATCGGTTTAAAGACAATAGCACAAACAACTTCACCATTACGCCAAATGGCAACACAAGCGTTCAACGCTTCAACCCATTTGGTACTGCTACCGCCTACTCCACTGCCGTGATTGGTGGGTCAGGGTACTTTGATGGAACTGGCGATTCTTTGACTACGGCAAGTAGCGCAGATTTTGGTTTTGGCACTGGTGATTTTACTATTGAGTGTTGGGCTTATCCACTTTCAAGTGCGGCTCAAAGATTGGTCTTTTTTGATAATGACATAAACAACTTAGACATTGGTTTTAGCCCTGCTAATACATTCCAATATTACAACGGAAGTGTTAATAACACAGGTGTTTCTGCTGCATCTCGACAATGGTTTCATTTTGCGGTATCGAGAACTTCTGGCACTACAAGCGTTTACATCAATGGTGTTAGAACAAATAATATTGCCGATTCAACAGATACAGTTACAAGGGCAGTACAAATTGGAAATTCACCAAGTTCAAATCCTTTTAATGGATACATCAATGATGTGCGAATTATCAAAGGAACTGGCATTTACTCTGGAACAACAATAACAGTACCTACTGCGCCATTAACAGCAGTTACAAATACCAAACTATTGCTTAACTACACCAATGGCGCAATCTTTGACAACGCCATGATTAACGATTTGCAAACTGGGGGCAATGCACAGATTTCTACAAGCGTGGTGAAGTTTGGAACAGGATCGATGTACTTTGATGGTAGTGGTGATTTTTTAAGGTTTCCAAAACTTGGAACACTTGATTTTGGAACAGGAAATTTCACGATTGAAATGTGGGTCAATCCTAGCGCAAACCAAGTATCTTATGGTCAGTTACTTAACAAAGGCCCGACAGAAATCTTTCAACTTAATTTCATACCCGCCAGTACAACATTATCTTTTTATGCTGGTAGTTTTCTAATCATTGCATCTAGTTCTTTAACTATTGGCGCTTGGACACATGTTGCTTTGGTAAGGAACAATGGAGTGGTGACACTTTATCAAGGTGGAGTTTCTGTCGGTTCTGTGGCGTACACAACAAATGTTACCGATGACTATGGGCATATCGGATGTAATGTTAGTAGAAGCGAATATTTTTATTATGGCTACTTAGATGACATACGCATTACCAAAGGTGTAGCCAGATACACAACAACATTTACGCCGCCAACTGCGGCATTCTTGAACATTGGCCCAAATTAAGGAGTAATCATGTTTATTGCAAAAGTAGAAAACGGAAACATCGGTGAGATCATCGACTTCCGCACGTATTTTGGAAAGACTGATTCGGTTACAGACGAGCAGTTGGTAACACAAGGTTTTGTCAGGGTAAACCTATTCCGTGCCCATGACCGCCTGACACAGAAGCTAATCCCCTGCACCCCTGTGCTAGAAGGTGGCTGGGTGTACAAAGTTGCCGTAGTTGATTTGACCACAGAAGAAATCCAGTTAGCCAAAGACAGCGCGATGTCTCAGATTCGTGGTCAGCGTAACGCCTTGCTTGCTGCTTGTGACTGGACGCAGATTGCCGATAGCACCGCAGATAAGACTGCATGGGCTACATACAGAACAGCATTACGCAACTTGCCAGCCACAATCACTGGTGATCCCCGTACATTCTCCGACTGGCCTCGTGACCCTAATTGGGTTGATCGGACAATCTAATCATGTGGGACTGGGCTGAAGCATTCATTGCGGCGGCCTGTTTAGTGGCCTTCGTTATCTATGGCACGTACATAATTGCATGGAGCATGGCGTGGTAAATGCGATGGCTCATACTGTTACTGCTGTTGGGGCTAGTTGGAGCCGTAGCCAAGAGTGGATGCCATGTGCGCGAGTTCTATGGGATTGGCTACATAATTCACAACCCATCCGAGCGCCATCAGCAAATGATTGCGTGGCTAAAGAACAATGCACAATATTGCAAATCCGAAGACTATGTAGTGATCTGGAACAACCTGCCTATGTGGGCGGGTACAGCAGATTCGGCAGAAGCAAGAACGTTAATTTTGCGTGGATATGAAGAGGCGCTTAAACGTGAAAAGAAATGAAGATCAGTTACGACAAGTGGTATCCAGTCGTCCAGCCTCAAGCAATGGTGCAACAGGAACTGTTTATAAAGAGGGTAGAAAAGCAGAACGCCGA